AACTTTACAGATGTGCCGCCTGTAAGAGCAGCAGTCACAGCAAAGTTCATGAACAGTTCTTGGCCTTCACCCATATCGCGGGCAATAGACAAGTCGATTGTGTCGGTTGATACGGCAGTGGTAGTCAATGCCTGGTCAGTTGACACGCGTAAGAGTTTATCGGTAATCATGTTGAATTCCTTTCAGTTAATGGTTCGATTAGGACACTACAGCTTCAGCGTTGATGATGGCATCAACACGGCGAAGAGGAACGCCCAAGAATGACAACCAGCTATATGGCGTGCCAAATTGGCTCAAGCCTTCATTGATCTTCAGAACGTATTGGCTCTTGTCAAGAGCAGCGATGCTCAAGCCAGAGTGAACAGTACGGTTCATGTAGAACGCTGCACGACCCATTGCCATGTTAGGAATACGATACAAAGAACGAGCCATCAGCTTAACGATGTTAGTCGCAGCAGAGGCAGCCTGTGTACCAGTTTGACCGATCAAGTCAGACACGTCGATGTTGCAGATGCGAACAACGTAGCGCCAATCTTTAACGACCAAGCCGTTTTTCCACTGGTAGCGAGTTGCGTACGCTTGCAGACGTGTGCCGTCGCTGTTGTACACAGTTTGCTCACCCAAGTCTTCGTGGATCAAGCCAGCTTTAGAGCCTTTAGGGAAGTGGCAATACACAGTCTGGTCGCCCCAAACAACGAGGTACACAGATGTATTGTCAGAACCAGAGCCACCAGCAGACAAGATGTTCTGTGCGTTAGCAGCAGACAAGCTTGAATAACGAGCAGCCAAGCCCAAGAACTGTTTTGGATCAGTACCAGGGTTGCCGTAGAACAAAGTCGTGGCTTGAGTCTGGTTCATTGCTTCCAAGAAAGCTGTGTCTTCAGACAAGCGGAATTGAGCGGTGTTGCCGTTCAACATTGCCAAGTCTTTGTCCACTTCAGAACGAGCTTCCAAGATGCCAGCAGCTTCGTCAACTTGTGCAGTTGTCGATTTGCTTGATGGGATACCTTGGTTTAATGCACGCCAGTAAACAGCAGGAAGTCCAGTACGAACAACAACGCGTTCACCAGTTGGCAAGTTGCCTTCTTTGAATACGCAGTCCTCGAGGATTTCGTTAGATTGTGAAAGCAATTCAGCGATGATCGGAATACGACCGTCTGGATCACTACGTTTAGCCCAATCGGCTAGGGTCAAGTTTGAAGTTGAAAGGGTACTCATGGTTTAGCTCCTGTTTAAGATTGCTGATTTGAATATAGTGCTGCTGCTTTTGAATTGAAGTCACCGGAGTTGGCTTTACCGCCGCCTGCACCCGCTGAACTCGACACAAAAGTATCTTCACTAATTGCCTTGCCTGCTCTGTACATAAACCGAATCACTTCGGGGTTATTGCCCAGACCAGACTGTTGAAGCAACGTACGCAGTTCGGGCGTGCCGAATGAGTCGAGTGCCTTCTTCGCTACGGCCATGTTTTCGTTCAGCTTGTCGCCGCCGAATTCTTTGTCCACTTGCGATTGTTGCGCCCATTCATTACGAATAGCCTCCACCTGGGCGAGTTGACGTTCGGCGATTTTTGGCCCCATCGTCTCAACCAGTTTTTGCGCGGCATCTTGGGTCAAGTTCAATTCTTTAGCAACTTCCGAGAAATTACCAATAATCTCGGCGTCGAATTGCTTGCCTTCTGGGGCAGTAAATTCGTACTTTTCAGGCGCTCCCTGGGGCTTATCGCCATCAGCTTGCTGACCGTCTTTGTTGCCTTCAGAACCATCAGTATTGGCCGACTCCGCGGCTTGCTGATCTTGTCCTTCCGGTGCTTGCTGCTTATCCCCATAAAGAGCTTCAGCCGTCGCTGGGTTCCCTATGGAGTTTTGCGATGGTGCAGTGCCTTCGTTGGTAGTTGCGGCGTTATCACTCATCAGCGGTTCTGTCATTTGTGTTCTCCTTAACCATTTGCGGGTAAAGCTCCGAGCAGTGCGAGTGAATCAGTGAAAGTGTGCGATTGCCGAAGTTCCTGTTACCTTCCGCGAATGCCATTGACATCGCGTTGGTATTGAACGACAGCCGGAACACACCCGCCTGATCCAGAAGACGCCAGATAATCCGACGCCCCCGCTTGCTACTCATGAGCCACTTGAGATCAACCTCTTCGTTCTCACGGACGATCTTCTCACGAAGCTTTTTATCGCTCTCGATACGTTCCTGACCGCGAAGGTCTAGAGGGTCATAATTACTCATGGTGACAATCTATCCACAGCACATGTTGATACGGGCACCATCATGCGGCCACATTTAGGTTTCATCATTCTTCACCAGTATGCCTTCAACTTGCATTCCGATCGGAGCAGGCACAGTGCAAACACACTGCCACTGGCAGTCAGTTTTCTCTGCGTACGGGCGCGGCACTGTCTTTTCGGAGATGTACTCACGATCAAACGGTGTTTGCAGCACAGCACGCACAATGCCTGAATTGTTGACAGTGTAGGCGCGATAGGCTGCTTCCTGGTTGTTCTTTAAAACGGTGAACACGTTAACCTTGGCCAAGTAAAACGTATAGCCAGCAGGCACGGTGTAGACGGTCATGGCGCTTGTGCCTGCGCCAATTGAAATCTTTGCGTACTCTGCTGTCTTGCCGTTGTTGCCCAGGCTAATTGCGCCCACTGGGTTGACGCCGTCAATTACAGTCAAGCTGGTGACGCGCCAATAGCTCTTTGCAGTCAACACGCCAGTTGTGCCGGCAGTCAAAAGCAAGTCTTCCGAGATCATTGCGTAGTTGGCATCAAGGCCGCTGATACGAATCAACACATTGACGTCTGACGCACTTGAACTCCAAAGGCGCATCTGGCCAGCAGCCACCGGGTACACATAGGCAGCAGCGTTCTCCCAGATCGGCATGAATGTCGAGCCGACAGTGGCCTGATACCCAGCGATATTGAGTGACGTGTGCCCACCAATCAAGCCGCGGGCCATCTGGAGCCGTAGCTCCTCCGACCTCGAAAGCTCACCGATTGATTGGTAGTGTTTGATGGCCATCGATTAGCCGCCCAACAGGCTGCTTTGAAGGTTGTTGATTGCTCGACCTTCTGTGCCGCCATTTGTGTTGCCGTAGAGCTTGCTGGCGCGGTCGTTGTTCTGTGCGTCATCAGTCTGGCCAAGGCCCATGTCAGTGATCTGCAAGGACACAGACATCTCTTTGCCTGCGCCTTGAGTGTCATATTCGCTTGTGCTTTTCACAATGGCTTTGGCTGTGATCATCATCTCGCTGCCAACCTTTGGCAGTGCAGTGATGCCAAGCTTTTCAAGATCCTCTTTGCTCAAGTTGATGCACAAGCCATAAGGATATTGCGGCTCATCTTTTTCGTACTCGCCAGGCATATCTTCACGCTTGGGTTGTTGCTTCATGTTGATTAGGGCCATGTGATTCTCCTTATGCCAGGCGGTCAAGTTTGAAAAGTGAACGTGCCAGGCCGTCGATAATCTCGTCGACCTTGTTCTGAATGTGTGATTCTGTGCCCATCATGGCGCGGTTGGCTTCCATGTAGTCGTAGATCTTGCGGACTTCAGCGCTGTAGCTGCTGGCGTCAACACCTTTGAACTCCAGGCCAACACCGTAGCAGCCCATGTAGCTCTCGGCCAATTCGTCCAGGCCATCTTCCAAAGCGCTGTATGTGTCGCCCAATGCCTCATGCGCGGCAAAGCTGCCTGGGCCTGTGGTCATCAAGTGAACCTTGTGAATTGTGTCCACAGCCACCAATAGTTTTTCAATGAATTGAGCAGCGCCACTTGCGTCAGTGCTTTCACCTTCCATGTTGCCGTAAAGCAATGTGCCTTTGTTTGCTGTTGCCATTTAGATTCTCCTTAAATTTGTGATGGCGATGGTGAGCTATAGCCACTGAATTGATTCATGATGTCCATTGCTGCATTCGTGCCGCCGCCAGTGTCTACTGTGCCCAGGTTGCGGCCCACTTCAGACATCTGTTTGACTTGCTCCATCTGTGCGCGTTGTGTTTCAGCCTTGGCGCGTGCCTGGCGAACAACTGCGACCTGGTCTGTGCCGACGATGAGGTTTGGATCAACGCCAAGCATGTCAGCGTATGAGTCAGCCCACTTGTCTGCATCGAACTTGTCAAGCACTTCAGGTTTAAAGCTTGCCACTGCACCCAAGCTGTTCACATATCGGTCAACAGAGTTTGTGCCGATTGCACGCTGCGCCTGCGCCAGCATTGACACGAACTCAACACTTAACTCCATGCCTTGCAATTCTTGTGGAGGTGGCGGGATTACGCCGGCCTCAAGCATGCGAGTGAATGTCATGTCGATCAATGGGTCAAGCAACTCATTGTGCAAGCGCTCCATCACTGGGCCAAGCATCAACAGCTTCTCTTCATGGCGCTCTGCAACCTCTGTCGCGGTCATGCGAGTGTCGGTTGCGTTGGCCAGCATCAAGAACAAGTCAGCATAGAAGCCGCCGCGAACACGTTCACGCACGTCTTGAATGTCGCCAAGCAAGTGCTGCAAGTTTAG